GCATTTTTCACTGAAATGTGGTGTCAGGAGCATCATAAATTCAGCCAGATGGACCAGCACATCCACCATAATGGCGTCCAGATGGTTGGGTTTTACTTCCTTGACACGCCAGAAGGATCATGCGCGGCGACGTTCCATGATCCAAGGCCCGGCAAAACGCAATTGGGTATCTCGGAAGATGATATGTCAAATATCACCTATGCCTCGAATGCTTTTCACTTCCAACCAGAACCGGGAGTTCTGGTGTTAACAAATGCTTGGCTCCCGCATAGCTTTACGAAGAACGCCAGCACTGAGCCTTTCCGGTTTGTCCATTTTAATATTTCCTTGGTCGATAACCCACAGCCAGCCTGTGAGGTCGAGGTTATATGAGTAGCCACTTTCAAGTCCGCTACAACAAAAACAAAGGACAACCCGGCCGTGGGACAAAAGACCATGTTTGGCGGATTTTTGAAAACGGCAAGAAGGAATTTCTTGCAAAGCATGTTAAAATAAACGTGCCTTCCTGGGACGAGCAAACTGGTGAAGATTGGAACATTGCCTGTGACGGGTTCTTATCAATAGACAGGGAAACGTCTACAGTTACTATTAACGGAGAGAAGAAATGAATCCGACATATGCCGAGGTGCAGGGAACAACCCTAATCCTGTATCCTTATCTTTTCTCTACGCTGCAAGAGCAAAATCCCTACACTAACTACGGCGACAATTATGATGTCACCTATTGGTTCCCGCAAACGCAGACTGCGATAGAGAACGGCTATACGCTCGAGCCTGTGACCATTTTGCCAGAGCCAACGTATGATCCAAGCACACAGATTGCTACGCAGAACGCAAACCCAACATTGATTGATGGCGTTTGGACGCTTGGCTGGACGGTCGCAACCATGACCCCTGAACAAAAAGCAGCTTATGAAGCTCAAGTAAAAGCGCAGAATAAGCAGCAAGCTACGCAGCTTTTGACCAATACGGACTGGACAGCAATTCCATCCGTGGGCGATTCACAATTGTCAAATCCTTATCTTGTAAATCAAACCGCTTTCCTGTCATATCGTTCACAGGTTCGCGCAATCGCCGTTAACCCACCTCCAACGCCGGTAACAAACTGGCCCGTTCTCCCATCGGAGCAGTGGAGCTAACTCACAGCTCCACTTTTACCAACCAAAGAAGGACTAGTATAATGGAAAATGAGCAAGTAACCATCGCGCTGACGGTTGCTCAATGGCAAGGTCTCCTGAACGTTTTGGGAGCTGCGCCCTACGCTGCGGTTAATTCAATTGGCGAAATCGTTAATTCGCTCCAGAACCAAGCCGGCGCTCAGATTGCTGAGTTGCAAAAGAAGTATCCACCCGCGGAAGCAGAACAAGCGGCTGAATAACTTTATGCAAATCGCAATCGTGAGGATGTCTCCATGCCTTTTAGTTCAGACAACGGTAAACAACATATTAAGAATATCCTAGCCCGCGTAAAGAAAGACAGGGTTTTAGACATCGGAGCCGGTTGCGGCACCTACGCAAAATTGCTCCCAGATTCGCACGTCACGGGCATCGAGATCTGGGAGCCATACGTCGAACGATTCGACCTAAAAAACATCTACAAAGAGCTTATTGTCCAAGACGCGCGCACCGTTGACTACGATGCGTTTGAGCGTTTCGACGTTGCGCTTGCCGGCGATGTGCTCGAGCATATGACCGAGGACGAGGCCAAAGAGCTCGTTGCGAAGCTGCGCGAGATCGCGGATACGGTCATCGTCAGCATTCCGATTGGACATTATCCACAGCCTGAGTTTGAAGGTAATCCACATGAGGCCCATGTTGTGGATAACTGGACGCAGGAGCGTTTTTACGAAGTCTTCGGAAAACCGACTTGGGGCGCAATTGACGGTGAAATTGGCGTTTATTGCTGGTCAAACCAGAAAGTAGCGCCAAAAATCTGTGTTTACACAATTACGAAGAATGAGGAAAAATTCGTCAAACGCTGGGCGGATTCTGCTCGAGAGGCGGATCTTCTTCTTATGGCGGACACGGGAAGCACGGATCGAACGGTCGAGATTTGCAAGGAAGAGGGCGTGGTCGTCCATGAGATTTGCATCACGCCGTGGCGGTTTGACCATGCGCGCAACGCCAATATTGCGCTGATCCCAAAGGACATGGACATCTGCATTTGCATGGATGCGGATGAGGTTCTTGAACCTGGCTGGCGGCAAGAGATCGAGAAGGTCTGGGTCGAGGGCACAACGCGACTGCGTTATATGTTTGATTGGGGCGCTGGTATTAAGTTCCAATATGAGAAGATCCACGCGCGCCATGGCTATCGGTGGCACCATCCCTGCCATGAATATCCAACGCCGGATGGGCGTATCAACGAGCGTTACGCTTACACGAACAAGCTGCTTGTCAGCCATTATCCAGATCCGACTAAGAGCCGAGGCCAATATCTCGACCTCCTTGAGCTCTCGGTGAAGGAGGATCCGCACTGTCCACGTAACGCGTTCTATTATGCGCGGGAGCTCTCCTTCTACGCCAAGTGGGAGGAAGCGCTTACTGAATGTAAACGTTACCTAGCGTTACCGGGTGCGACATGGGGCAACGAGCGCTGCTACGCCTATCGGGTCATGGGACGCTGCTACGAGAACCTTGGTCGTCTTGAGGACGCCGAGCGTGCATACCATCAGGCCTGCGGCGAAGCGTCGAATACGCGGGAGCCGTGGTGCGCCCTTGCTATGCTGATGTATATGCAGCACCGCTGGGAGGAGAGTTTTGCCTTCGCAATGCGGGCGTTGAAGATTAAAGACCGAGAGCTTGTTTATACATGCGATCCGGCGGTCTGGGGCGCACAGCCACATGACCTTGCGTCAATCGCCGCCTGGCACCTGGGTCTCCATAAGATTGCTTTGGAGCAGGCAAAGATTGCGATAGAGAAAGAGCCACATGATCCACGGTTGCAGAATAATCTGCGCTGGATCGAGGATGCAATTTCAGGTCAAGCGGAGAAGGCCGCTTGATATGCGACGGAGGGGATGATGCTGAAGAGTTGGAAGACGACGGTTCCAGGCCTGGTTAATCTTGGCATTGTTGTTTGGCATATTTGGCAGACGAAGACGATTGATGCGACGACCTTGCAGCAAGCGTTGATTGGCGCGGGATTGGTTGCGGCCAAGGATTTTGACGTGACGGACGACGCGAAGTAACGTATAACGAAATAATAGCATAAACAGGTCGATACGGCAGGCAAGAAGGTCGTCTGATGAATTATACGTCTTATATTGATCAGATTGCCAATCTTATGGCTGCCGATAAGACAACGCCCGAATTTCAGCTCATGGTTCAGGGCATGATCCCATACGCAGAGGATCGGATTTACCGCGAGCTCGATCTTCTTAATACGACCGTTGTTAACTCCGCAAACTCCTTTACTGCCGGCTCACGATCCTTTTCGTTGCCGACAAACGGAGCCAACGGGATTTTCTATACGGTCACAGGTCTTAACGTCATTACGCCCGCAAATACAGCGCCGGACAGCGGCACGCGCAATCAAATGGCTGCCGTGTCGATGGACTATCTAAACGCGGTATGGAACAGCAATGTTGGTGCGGGCGTTCCGCAAGAGTTTTCGATGGTGAACCAGTTCACCATTATGGTCGGCCCATGGCCGAACGCTAATTATGTTGTCGAAGTTGTCGGCACAGTACAACCCGCGCCGCTATCTGCGACAAACACGACGACGTTCCTGACGGATTATCTGGAAGATTTATTTCTTGCGGCTTCAATGGTATTCGCAAGCGGATATATGCGCGACTTCGGTTCGCAAGCAGACAATCCGCAGCAAGCGCAATCATGGGAAAGCCAATACCAAACGCTGCTCAAATCTGCGATGATGCTCGAGCTCCGCAAGAAGTGGGCGGGGCCAAATTGGACCCCATTTTCATCTATTCCAATATCTCCTACGCGGTAGAATTATGACGCCGGAAGATGTCCAAAGAATATTTTATAATGCCCTGCCGCCGCACATTTTATTTATCAAATTGCGGCGGATAAAATCCATGGTTCTTTTGCGAGGATATTCTAGTGCCTTTCGCTGAAGTTCAACTTACTCCTGGCGTTGACGTTGAAAATTCTCCAGCGGGTAATCCATCTGGCGTGCAGGAAAGTAACTTTATTCGCTGGCGCGCAAAGTTGCCAGAAAAACGTGGCGGCTGCACGCTTTATATCAATCAACCGATGATTGGCACTCCGTGTGATCTAAAGCCCTGGGGATCATTTCAAGGCAATAATTATCTTGGCATCGCAACGTCGAGTAATATTTACGCCTACAATGCGACAGAAGATGAACTGCGTGATATTTCGCCGCAAAACTATATTGTTGATAGCACGTCGCCGTTGTTTACAACGACAATTGGCTCTCAGTTCGTATCAATAAAAGATCCATTGCAACCAGGCGTCACGCAATATGATGCGGTGCAGTTTAATACGCCTGTATCTGTCGGCGGATTAATTCTTAACGGCATATATCCCGTTTATTCTGCAAGTTTAACGTCATATTTGATTGACGTTGGTTATGCAGCAACATCTGCTGTTACAGATCAACTTGGCAGTTTGCCAGAATTTACGACAACGAGCGGGTTGTCACGCGTTCTGGTGAATTTCCCAATACAATATCAATATGCAAGTCTTTCTGTCGGTGATCGAATTGGATTCACGATTGAGACTGTAGTCGGCGGTATCCCAATACTTGGCACTTATGTTGTATCGCAGATATTAGGTGCAAGTTCTTTTGCGTTCCAGGCAAATTTCAGCGCGACATCCAGCGAAACAAAGAAGATAAATGGCGGTTCTGTCTATTTGACATATTGGATTACGGCTCCTCCTGGGCCGCCGCCAACTACAGTCAGCACATTATCCGAACCTGAAATTACACCGCTTACAACGCCGTCTACCGCGACATACAGTTCGCCAAATTGGTGGCTGGACGGTGTTGCGTCCACGTTAATTGCATCGGCGCAAGACGGCCCCATATTCTCATTTTCGCCTGTTGGCGGCTACCAAAACTTGTCTATTTTGACAGGTGGACCGCCCTATAGCGAAGGCGCATTTGTTGCGATGCCGTCAGGTCAGATCATGGCATGGGGCACATCGGACAATTTAGATCCGGTGCAAAGCCCGCTATATATTCGCTGGTCGGATGCCGCCAACTTTAACAATTGGACGATTGGCGGACAAAGCACTGCCGGGTTTTATAATATCCCGACGGGATCAAAAATCATCCGCGGAATCCAAGGTCCAAACCAACAATTCTGGTTTACGGACATTGACGTTTATTCCGCGCAATATAGCGGCTATCCAGACTTCTTTAGCTTCTTGAAGATTGGCGCAGGTTGCGGTCTTATTGCACCGCGCGGCGTGGCCATCGTTAATAACTCTGTGTTCTGGGTAAGCCAGGAACAGTTCTTTGTGTGTCAGGCAGGCGCTGCACCGCAGCCATTACCGTGCCCTGTGTGGGACTTTATATTTCAAAATTCGACACAAGAGAAATTGTCGCACACGATCTGCGGCGCAAACTCGTTGTTCAACGAAATCATTTGGTTCTTTCCGTCGTCAAATTCGACAGGCAATATTCCAGATGCGTATATCTGTTACAATACGCTCTACAATGAATGGGATTATGGCTATCTAAGCCGTACCGCGTGGACGGATCAATCCGTTCTTGGCTTCCCACTTGCCGCGGACTCCAACGGCTGGATTTATCAACACGAAACATCCTATGACCTTGTTACGGGTCAAAGTGGTCCGCAGGCGATTAACGCATCATTCACCACCGGCTATTCGCGTCTTGCGCAAGGTGAGGATCTACTCTTTGTTGATTGGATGCTGCCGGACATGAAGTGGGGCGAATGGGATGGCTCCAATACAGCGTCAATAAAATTCACGTTCAAGGTCACGGATTACCCGGGACAAACGCCGCGCGTTTATGGACCCTATACAGCGACCCAACAAACGCCGTATATAAGTCCAAGATTCCGCGGTCGGTTCATGTCCATGACCGTGCAAAGTGACGATTTGGGCAGTTTCTGGCGACTTGGTTCGTTGCGCTACCGCTATGCGCCAAGTGGGAGACGTTGATGGCAGACATCAATAACACATCAACAACAGCCGCCCAGAATCTTGTCATCGCGGTCAATTCTCTTAATAAAACGCTGCAATATGTGAACGGTCAGCTTACGTCGGACGCGCATCCGGCGGGCGGCGTATCAAGCGTCCGTATTTATGCAGGGCGCTCGCGTGTTGTTGCGATTGTTTTACTTGCAACAGGCGGAACGGTTGATATTTACGATAGTGCGGAGCCGGCAATTATTCCAGCGTCAAGTTTGCGTTACTCGCTCGATACCGAGGCGACCATAGGTCGATATGAAGTAGGCGTTGAGTGTAAGAACGGGATAATACTTGTGGTAAGTGGTACATCTGAGGCCAATGTAACTTATTCAGTTTATTGACATGTTTAGAGATGTAGTCAATCTGGCGTTCGATTTTGGCGTCAGTCAGAGCGCAATAAACCATGTTATTTTGCGGAAAACCTGGAGGCACGTCTAAACTATGCCCTTAAAACCTGGAAAAAGCCGAGCCGCCATTTCGCAAAACATCAGCGAATTACGTCATCACGACTATCCGCAGAAGCAGGCGATTGCGATTGCGCTGAACACGGCGCGCAAGGCGATGGCCGAGGGCGGTGAACCAACTCGACAGCACAAAGACCCAAAGGTCTTTCACGGTCCGCTCAAAGCCGCGATCCCAGGACGCACAGACAGACTCCCGATCCATGTTCACAGCGGCAGTTATGTGCTGCCCGCCGACATTGTTTCGAGCTTGGCCGAGGGCAATACGGACGCCGGATTTGAGGTCATCAAGCGCATGATCCAAGATCAAATGTCGCGCGGCGGACGTGTCGGCATGGCGCGGAAGTATGGTTTAAAAGGTCATTTTCACGAAGGTGCAAGCCTCGTGCCCTGCGTCGTAGCTGGCGGCGAGTACATCCTTACACCGCAAGAGGTCGAGGCCTTTGGCGATGGCGACATATCGAAGGGCCACAAAGTCCTTGATGCGTTTGTTAAATCGCAGCGCGCAAAGACCATTAAAACATTGAAAAAGTTACCAGGACCGGCGAAAGACTAAGGTCTGTTTGTTGATTGTAAGCACTAGGTCTGTTAAGATTAGTGCCGCCGAATACCGATAAGTCTCGCGCTGAGACCGATCTCCAACTAGCTGAAAATAGAGGCAAACGTGGATTTCAAAGACTGCCCTGATGTTCGTCTTGCAGAGCCTGAAGATTTTCCATCGCTAATGGAACTTTGCAAACAGGCCTGCACAGAAGAAAGTCCCTATACTTTTTGCGAAGAAAAAGTTTATTGGATGCTACGTCGGCACTTTGATAAACAGGGCGGCGTGATCGCTGTTATTGGCGAAAAAGGCGAACCGCTCAAAGGCTATCTCTTTATGATTGTAGATGGCTTATGGTTCTCATTAGACAGCCAGCTTCTTGAACTATCGTTATATGTGCATCCGGACCACCGCAAATCGACCTACGCCAAGCAGCTTATGGCGTTCTCAAAGCAAGCATCTGAAGGATTGCAGCTAACATTGAGCATTGGTGTTTATTCTAGCTCAAGGACAGAAGCCAAAGTTCGTTTATACAAGCGTCAGTTTAAGCCTGTTGGCGCATTTTTCCGTTACACGCCGCCGTCTCTTAACGAACAAACAGCGGGAAACTAAAAGACAGCGCGCGGCATTATCTGCCCAATTGGGAAAGATCGTAGAGCATGAGCAAGAACCAAAGCCCAATCGGCGGATTTTATCCGACTACGAGCAACACATCGAGTAACTCATCTGGCACGAGTTCGGGGACATCCTCGCAGTCTCCCGATCCATATGCTGCATATGTGTATGGCACCGTTCTCAATAATGCTTTAGGCGCAGCAGCGACTCCTTATCAGCCGTATGAAGGTCAGATGGTTGCGGGCTTTACGCCGTCGCAAATCGCAGCGCAGCAAGGTTTTCAAAATTCAGTTGGCATGTCCACGCCGTATTACACGGCGGCACAGAATCTTTATAATCAGGGATTAAATTATCAAGCCAACGCGATGCTACCAACAGCATCGAATTATTATTGGCAAGGTGCTGAGAACGCGTACAACACAATGACGCCGCTCTCTCAGTCTTACTATAGCCAGGCAATTAACACGGCTAATCCCGCGAATTATAACGTCGAACCTTACATGAATCCGTATCAACAGCAGGTTGTTGATGCGACAATGAACCAATTGGCCGACACGCAACGTCGTGCAACAGGTCAGAATACGCAACAATCCGTATTGCGTGGTTCTTACGGCGGCTCTGGTCAGTTCTTAGGTCAATCAGAAATTGCACGTCAGCAAGGACTTAATAACGCGCAAATTCTGGGTCAGCTCAACACTCAGAATTATCAAAATGCGCAACAGCAATATAACCAACAGATGCAGAACCAGATGCAGGCGTATCAAGCTGCGGGACAGCAGCTTGGCGCGCTTGGCTATCAAAATGCGGCAATGAAAACGCAGGCGCTGCAAAATGCGGCACAAGGACTTGGCTCGCTTGGCTCATCGGAACAGGCGCAAGCTGCCGCGAACATCCAAAATTTGGCTTCTGGTATGGGCGCTCTTGGGACGCAATCACAGCAAAGTTATTTGCAGGCGCTCGCTGCATTATCGCAATCTGGCGCGCAACAGCAGCAACTTCAACAGCAGCAACTTGCGAACGCCTATCAGCAATATTTGCAGGCAAAGGCCTATCCGTATCAGCAGGCGTCGTATCTCGGCGGGTTGGCGTCCGGTCTTGGACCACTGTTTGGTTCAACAGCAGCACAGCAAGGGTCGCAGAATTCGTCCGGCTCTGGTTCGCAGATTGGTATGCAGCCGTATCAGAACCAATCCGGCGGCGGTGGCTTTGCCGGTGGCCTAACATCGTTATTGGGCCTTGGCCTAAAGGCCTTTATGCCCGGGTTTAAAGACGGTGGTCGTGTTTCTGGTCGTAAGTCCTTTGGGAAAGGCGGTTCGGCGGAAGACGACACCGAAGATTTTGGAGAATTAGCAGGTAAGGCAAGCCCATATGCTGGGGAAAATCGCGCGGCGGGGAACCTCGGTTCTTTGATAGGGCAACAGCCCTACGCAAGCCGCGGCGGAAATTACGCCACGGAAGCTCTAAAACTTGCAAAGATTATTCCGTCGGCGCAGCAAGTTTCCACGCAACTTTTGCAAAAGAAAATCGCAGAAGCAATTACAGGCATTCCGCAACATGGTGAAGTTGCACCTGTATCCCGCGAGATAACATCATCGTTCTTTGGTGCGCAGGAACCATCAAGCTCTGGGTCCGGGGGTGAGGAATATTCACGCAGGTCATCGCGCAAGCGTGATTCTGAAGAATCCGAGAGCAGCGATACCGAGAAGAAAAAAGATACGGGCGGTTTTGGTGATCTCTTTTCGGGTATGCAGGATGGGTTTTCGTCGCTATTCAACAGCGAACCAGGTGGATTTTTAGCGTCTGGCGGTCGTGTGCATCGTGATGCCGGTGGCGCAGCGACAGCGCCGCAAGGTCTGTCGCCAGATGAAGCCAAGAATTACGTTACGACTTTATACAAAACGCAGCTTGGTCGCCAAGGCGACCCTGCGGGCATAGATTACTGGACAAATCGGCTTACCCAGGGTCTGGATACAAGAGATCAAGTGTCCAGAGGCTTTGCGGGAAGTGCCGAATATAATAAAACGCCGCCAAATGCCGCCAATTTTGTTGCAAACTTATACAAAACGCAGCTTGGTCGCCAAGGCGACCAAAGCGGTTTTGATTATTGGACTAACAAACTTCAAGCGGGCGAATTTTCGAAAGATGATGTTTATAGCCACTTTGCGTATAGCCCGGAGAGCCAAGCAAAGATCTCGGGGCTGTATCAAAAGAACGTTAATCGCGCTCCGGATTCTGAAGGGCTAACTAGCGCCATCGAAGCCCTTCGATCTGGTGTTCCATTTTCTGTAGTAGAAAAATCAATGCCCGGCGCGTCGGAGGCCCAAAAAGTAAGCGGCTATCGTCAAAATATTCAAGATCTGTATCAAAGTAAGCTGGGCCGAGAAGGTGAGACTTCCGGCGTTAACTTTTGGACCGGGCAACTCCAGAAAGGTGATACGCCAGAGGCATTGGGTCAGATCTTTTCGACAAGCCCGGAGGCAAAAAAGAGACTTACAACCGCTTACGAACAGGCATTTGGTCAAACACCTTCAGGCGATCAACTAGGTTCTTGGGTAAATCAGCTTGGCGAAAGTGCGCAATCTCTTGCGGGCGTTACAAATAATATGATCACGAGCCCTATGGGCCGCGAATACAATAGAACGCATCCAGGTATTCAAGGATCTCCGGCGAGAATGTCGCCAAAGACTATTAACGATCTTATGGAGACTGCCGAGAGTAAAGCAATTAACGCGAAGATGAACCCGACCGGTAGATCTGGTGCGGGTTTTGAAGCGTTGATGGCACAGGCCTATGAGAATGCTCCTGGTCCGCAGTTTTCGCCTGTGCAGCAGGGCATGCAGGCGATGCCGGATCAGTCTTACTATACGAAGCCCCAGCCAAGTTATTTGCCAAAAAGGCCGCTTATTGGATACCCGCAGCCGGAAGGTGATAAAGCCGGCACACCGCCGACGCCGATCCTTGGCTACCTCGGTCTTTCCCAATCGGCACCAGGGCAGGATCCAACGGATTTTGTTAAGAATTTGTATAGCCGTTACACGGGTGCAGGTCCGTCTGATGAACAGCTACAGAAAGCTGTTGACGCGATTAACGGTGGAACAACACGCCAGTCGATAGAGACCGATCTTGCGAAATCAACGCCGGCACAGAACAGGGCGTATCTGACGGAGCTCTATAACCAAACATTCAATCGTCCGCCAGATCCCGCAGGTTTGAACTATTGGGCGGATCAACTCAACAAAGGAATGCCCGCTGAGGATGTTTTAGCTGAGTTTGGTCGAAGTGCAGAGCGAGACGCAACTTCGGTTGTTCAAGGTTACTTCCCGACAATTCAAGATACGCGCATCAACCCATACACGGGCCTTGCGAACCTGAGTTATGTTGCGCCGTATAAGAGCCAAAGAGTTCCTTATATGGCTGGGTATAAAGATGGCGGTCGAGTTCACAAGAAAGCGGGTGGGTCTTTTGACCTTTACGATCCGGCAATTGATAAAATTGCAAAAGGTATTGCAGCCATTGAAAGTGGCGGTCGCTATAATATTACGGGCGCTCGCAGTAAACGCGGCGACCTTCCATACGGCAAATACCAGATTATGGGTGCGAACATCCCGAAATGGGGTGCGGAGGCCGGTTATCCGGGCTTGACGCCTGCGAAATTCTTGGCAAATCCTAAGATTCAAGAAGATGTTGCGCGGACTCAGTTCGTAAAGATCTATGGCCGCAGCGGAGATCCGACGCATGTTGCGGGCGAATGGTTGGGTGGCCCTGGTTGGCGCACGAATAAGCATGCCGATGTTCTAGGCACAAATGTCCCGACATATATCAAACGTTTTAGCGCGGCGTATAACGGCGATCCTAAACTTGCTGTTGCATCCGCCAGCGGTGCGCCAAGTAGCGGCAGCATCATGCTTGGCAATGCGCCATCAAGCCAAGGTGCGGATAAGTCTCCCGCGCCAAAATCGTTACAACTATCCGATCTCATCGAAAATATTATTGCGCCGTCGCTTGCAGGGCAGCAGGAAGAACAGCCCAAGCTCGCGAAAGCGCCAAGTGAGCCCATTATTCCGCTAACGCCTATGCCTGCCGCGCCTGTCGTTGCAATGGATGATTTAGGCGACGAACAACGCGGCAAGTATTTAGACAAGGCAATAGCTATGAACGAAAGAGCGCGCGGCGGACGGCTGCATTTTGCAGATGGCGGCACGGATGAGGACTACGCTCCTTTGAACCCTGATCGCGGAACGCGTGAATATAGATCCTATGCCCAATACGGTCAGCCTTCTCTTTCGGCACAAAAATCTCGCAATGCTTTCCTTCGTGAACAGCTAGAAGGTTCCGCGCCTCAGTATGATGAGGCGGCGGGCAACGAAGCGCTCGATAAGTATGGCAATCTTGGCCTTGATGCGGGCCTTGGCATA